GGGAGAGTTTGGACTATATACAAGCAACCCTGAGTCGCCAGTGAATAGCCTAGTAACCGTAGCTGTAGCACCTTCAATCGCAGTATTTTCAACACCGCGAGCTACCATGACTTCATCAAGCCCTAGAAGACTGGCCAATAGACCTTCAGTAACAACACCGGTCTGGGTGTAACGAATACGATCCAGAACCTTAGTATTATTCTTTAGAACTCTAAAAGCAGAGGGTGTAAGGATTAGCTTATTAGGTCGAAACCCTGTAGCCGCTTCAACGGTATCGGCAGCACTGTCAATAGAATCAACAGCGTCATTAGTACTGTCCCACTTATCAGCAGAGTCAGTGCCCCAAACAGAAGTTTTAAAATGATCGGCAGCCCAATCTTTATCCTGTTTAATAAGCATCTGCTGTACTAGGTAACGAGTTGCATCAGAATCCATGCTCAGAGGGGCATCAGCATTAGCCCTAATCTGGTCATCAATATCCTTATGAAGTGCAAGCACATTACAAGTATAGGTGGAAGTTGACAGTCTGAATCCGCTACCAGCAGATTCCGTTCCTGGGGCACGAGCCTGAGCTTCAGCCCTTAGAAAGTCACCTTTGTCATATTGAAAAAACGAATCAGACTTTTTAGAAACCGGAACAACCGGAAAAGCCCTCATCGATACAAATTTACTAGCATCCTGAATATGTGCTTCACTAATATTAGTTAGTGGAGCATTAATATGGACATCGCTAAGAGTTGGATTAGGCATTGCTCAAGTCTCCTTTACGCTTGCTTGCCGTTTTTCTGGAGGAGGACAGAGACAATATCTCCATCAGCGGTAGGATCTTCTAAGGCGACCCCCATCCGAAAAGACGCGGTGTCCGACACCTTGCCTGCGGAATTGGAGTCACAACCTACGTTGTACCCTGCCCCGAGGCCTGATTCCGTTCCAATGTAAAGTTTGGTCACACCAAAAACACAGATAGTGGCTGCTTGTCCTGCCGTGGGTTTGTTTTGTAGGACGCCGATGGGGTTGCCATCATCGCCAGTTAGTGCCGCCTTGCCGTCCGTATCTACGGCGACAAAGTAATATTGCTTGGCCGACAGATCTGCTGCGGCTGGCAATGAGATAGTCATTTGAGGTGAGTCATAAGCCATGTCTTATATCTCCTTAATTACCCTGAATATATTCAGCATATAGATCTGGGTTGGCTTCCATGATCTGAGTAAAAGCTTTGGCATAAGAAATATTAGTATCCTGAGATAGCTTCTTAGCCATGTTATTCAACTTACCGTAAGCATCGTCTTCAGTTTCCTGAGTCGTCTTACCTGCTTCAACAAAAAGCTCACTCTTAGCAATAATTGCATTAGTGGCTTTCAAAATCTCTTCAATCTCTTTAGCAGCTTCTGCATCACTCTCATTTAGAGATTTCAGAATCTTACCTAGCTCTTCAGAGGTTTTACCTGGAATATTCTCATATTCCTCTTTAGCTTTAGCGATGTACTCTTTAGTCAATCGCTCGTCACGTTCAGCTTTAAGAACTTCTTCAAGTTCCTTAGCCTTAGCAACAGCCTCGTCTTGAGCTTTAGTCAAAGCCTCGAATTGCTTCTTAACTTCTTCAGGGATTTCAGGAGTTTCTTGTTCCTGCTTATTAATATCATTATCCATTTCTGTCTCCGCTTGAGGTTGGTTATATCCGAGCATTTCAGCTAACTGAATTAAAGCATTATCCATACCGTCTTCTTCACGAAAAGACTGTAGGATTCTAGCCGCTCCAATAACAGCATTCTGAGCTTCTTCAGACATACCCTTATCGATTTCTTCTCGAACTTTTTCTTCTTGCTCAAGGGGGACATCAAGTACGTTTTTTAGAACGTCATTCATTTTTTCCGCCTTTGTAATTGCAAACACTCTTTGATTTGCCCCAGCATCCACCAGAGAAACCTCATGAGTTTCTAAATCTAGCAAAGTATTAACAGTATCAGCCATTATACTCCAAAACGCCCAATGGTCCGTATAAACCAATGCGCGAGAAAAACTCAGTAGTTTTAATGCTTTTAATCAGCAGGATGCTTTTAATCAGCAAGAATTATAGGACTATTAGATCAGTCTCTAAAAATATACATCAAAATAAGTACTTATGTCAAGTCAAGTACAAAATTAGTTTTTTGCCATTATTCCTGGGTCTCATGATCTAATTCGCTTTTTTCGACGAGGGTTCTATAAGTAATTGTTGGGAGAGTACTCTTATCAACGGGCGTTCTTTGGCCTATACCCCCAATACTAAAGGCATTAAGCTCCCCAGCTTTGACGGCATTCCATTCCTCATCTCCAAGCTTTACACCCATCATCCATGTACCGGAGGTAATTGTGTCATTACCGAAGGGAACTTTAAATGAAAAATGATCTTTTCCATTAACCGCCTTTTGGTAATCTTCATTACTAGGGTAATGCATAATCCAAGATTCAATAACAGTTCCGTTTGCTGGGCCTCTATGTTGTTTACCCACCACCCTGCTATCTGCTAAATACCCGTGTGCGGTATTTTCTATCTCTTTAACCGGGATTAAGTCCCCGTGTGCATCTGGTTTATCTGGGGATAAGACTACAGCATACACAATCTGCTTTTCATCATCCCGTTTACTAATTACAGCAACTTGGTTCTCACCTTCGACTGCTTCATTAATACTTTTTCTAATTGACTTAATTTTTCTCGATACTTCTCCAGAGTCACCAAATCTCCGTATCGCGCTAGGGTGTGGAAGATAAAAATGTTCTTCAGTAGCTAAAGCAATATGAGCGGCTTTGCCTAATGCAATAAAGGGACATTTAAAGTAATACTGAAAATCCCTAGCCTCTTCTAACGTATCTATACCTACAACCATATATTGGTCTTCAGTTAATTCCATAGGTGTCAAATACGTTTTATTAAATATGGACCCATCAGGCCCAACCAAATATTTTCCCCGAGCTTTCTCCAGCTCATTCATTTTCTCAACAACAAAAATTGCTTTAACCATTCTTAAAGACCTCATTAGAGCTTTATCGCCAGAAGGCTTCATACCTCTGCGTAACATCTCTTTTGCCGTTACGTTAGCGGCGTTTACTATTTTAAGTAGTTTTGTGCCCCCTGATCTTGCTTGACCATACCATTGATTTAATCTCTGCCATAAAACTTTTAAACGACTGTCCTCCAATCCCCTAACCAGTTTATTATTAACATCATATAACCGTACTTGCATATTCTGCCCGGCTTTATCTACATCAGCTTTTTCACACGCCCAAGTTCCATCAGGTTTACGATGCTCGTATCCTGTTGGACAATCTGTATTACTTCTCCTGGGCATATTCATCCCCCTCTAAAGCAGGCTCTTTCTCGCCAGGGGTTAGATTATCTGAATCAAAATCTAGTTCTCTCTCCTCCGCAAACCCCTCTTCTCTAGGAGGAAGTTTAGCCTTAGCCCTCAAAGTAGACTCCAAAGTATTGTCAGGAGTAATAAGACCGGCCATAACCAATCTATTAAGGTAGTTAGAAATTTCTTCCAGTTGGGGTGCATCTATCTCCGAATGCGTAACCGTAGCCCAAGTTTCTTTTGGAAACTCCGGGTTCAGGGCGAATAACGGCTCAACTGCAAACCTATTAACTATACTCTTAATAGTTCCAACGAATCCCCCCAAAGACATCGCAAACAGTTTAACCTTACCGTTTATAAGTGACTCACTAGAGCCGCTATCAGTACCGAGAAGAATAAACTCCATAAGAGTAGACATGGCGATTCGACTTTCATACCTTTTAATTACTACATCTGTGTCGATTTGCCTAGAGCCTCCAGTAGTCAATAGGTCTAACTCGTATCCAGAAGGGTTACCGTCTGAGTCTTTATCATGAGGAATCAAGACACCGGCACGTTCATCTTTCCTAATCTGGGATACTAGTTCTTCTAAATCTGCTCGCAACGATTGCTGTGCAGCATTAGCACCACTATGCATTAACTCTTGAGGAACCTTCATAACCGGAAGACCGGCTAAGTCTCGCTCAATACCTATGGCTTCAATTTCTTGTATCTTTTTTAGGAAATAATAGGGTCTATAACTATTTCTTAGTATACTACGACCTTCAGGGTTATTTCTTTTAGTTGTAGTTCTAAACAACATAGACTTACTAATAGGAATATATCTTTCGGTATAATCAGGTGGACCTAGTTGCCACATGCCCTGAATACCACCATCATCATCAAATTCCCATCGTTGTAATGTTTCCTGCCCCCTAATAGCAAATTTCCTCCACCCTATTCTCTTATCATCATGTTTACTAGTTCGTTTAGTATTGCCGTGATACCCAGAGCGTAATTTCCATAACACTTCAAAATACGCCCAACCATATATAAGCATCGACATAGTTTCGGAAATAAAGTCCTCCCACGTTACCGACATATCGCTCATACACGATTCAAGGAATTCAGCGGCTTCAATTGCTTTTGCATCATCACTAGCAGGCTCAACTCTCCAGTCCAGCCTTTTAATCATAGACTCTATACCGTGAAGCATAGCACCAACTATTGGATCGTTGTCTGCCATTTCACTATAGGTTCTATGTTTCAGGTCACCTTGAAGCTTAGGGTGCCATTCTTCATTTAATATACCACCGTATTGTTTGAGCCCGGTGACACCTAGTACGTTATAATCAGGTTTCTTTTTAGGCATTTATATTTTCCAGGGGTTTTCTTGCCTTCCGGCATCAGATAATTCAAAATCATAAGAAAACATTTTAGACCCCTTGAACGCTAAAGCAAGCGCATCTGCTCTATCAGGGGAGTTAATACCTCGTTTTCTCATGTCGTCTTTAGATTCTATTTTTATTTTTCCATTACTAGCTACACTAAATTGAATCTCACATAACTGAGCAACCAAGTCTTCATCATGAGGGTCGATATCAATCTCGCCCTTTTCAAACTTTTCACGTAAATTCCAAAACAACTCTGCTCTCATATTCAAAAATCTAGTTTTGTCTTTAGCAGAACTTCCGGCGTTTACGTCATATACTCCATATTTTATATGAGACTCTCTTAGCCTATCTACGACTCCTCCCCCTACACCAACAGAGTCTACGAATATATTAACAGGATTCCACTGATTTGATAAGTGTATAATCTTACCAGATGTCTGCATTGTGTCCGCTGCACCCCAACTACCTACAATCCTGGCATGGTTTCCATGTTTTTTCATTACTATTGTTTCATTAGCACCAAATCTACTTACATCAATGCCAAAGGTTATTTTATCGTTTACGCTTGGTTCTATTACTCTACGCTGTGCTGCCTCAATCCAAGACAGCGGAATTAGGGTATTATCTTGATTGGAGGGAAATTCTCCCATTACCCTCGCTTGCCATATAGGGGAGTTCAGTCCCCACTTCTTATATTGATGATCTACCCATTGAGGGGTGACTAAGGTTGGATAGGGTAAACTACTAACTACTTTTTCTTTCCAAGCGCCCGAGACAATATCGTTAGGAGTAATACCGAAACTAGTCATATTAGGTGTATCAAAAGCAGATATCGTAAATTTAGATCCTTCTGCCGCTTTAAAGGAACGACCGAAGGGTGTGTTCTCATTCGTGGGGTTTCCGATTCTCAGTAGCCGACTATGCTCACTACTCAAGATAGATTCGATACCTTGGTCGATTGCGTCTGTAATACCGCACGCTTCATCAACAACTACTAATACATGCTGACTGTGGAAGCCCTGGAATTTATCTGGGTCATAATCATTAGCTGTAAACCCCATAGCTAACCAGTCGTCACGTATATTTAATTGTTGCGTTAAAACTTTCCCGCCGAGAGGTAGCTTCGCGTTCTTGAAAGCAGTTCTGATTTCTTTCCACAAAATACCTCTGACTTGGCGGTCAGTAGGAGCAGTCGTAATAACCAATGAGCCTGGATAATTGAATAGGAACCATAGCGACGCTCTTGCTGCGACCCATGATTTTCCAACGGAGTGGGACGACTTGACATTAGTTTCTCTATTATGAACTAGTGATTTTAAAATCTTAGCCTGAATGGGCCAGGGTTTATCCCCTAACACATTCTTTACCCACCATGCTGGGTCATTACGACTTTTTTCTAGTACACTAGCGGGATTTGAGTTTTTTCTTATCATTCGACAGGTTAACGGGCTTTAGCCATTTCTTCTCTGTTTCCTCCTCTTTGACTATATCTATTACTTCTTCCTCTGGTTTGACTGTAACAAAGTCTACCCAGTTCGCGATGGTAACAGGCCCACCCCCTGGTCCCGCTAGTTCTGTTCTAACAGGAGCATCCAGACCCATTAACCTCGCTCGTCTCTCCATAATTCTCAGTGCAGTGTTTACTGCTTTATCGTCACCTGACATTGCGTTGTTCCATACTGCGGCTGTTAGCTTATCCAACCGCTCCAATTCCACAAGGACAAGTTGATCTACAACTTCTGGTGTTACTGCTTCTTTAGTTAGTCGTTTTATAGACCTAGATACGGTACTAGAATTTATGTCTAGTTTTTTCGCAATAGATTTTTGGGACAAGCCCTGAATTCTCAGAGCCAGGATTTCCAGGTCTTTGTTTACTGGTGCTGGCATTAATTATTAATAAACGTGAGTGTTTTGTATATATTTAAGTATAAAGGGAAATAAAAGCTTATTAAATACTATCATCTCATGATAACAGTATAACATAAATTGGTAACACCGCAACACTACGGGGCAAACGAAAATTAACGCATTGCGTTATAAGTTTCAAATTTTCATATATTTTTTGTGAGGGCACCCGGCACGGCAGAGGTAGGTATGCCGCACTGCGTCATGGGAGGTGGGGGGGCTTGCGCCACAATTTCGGCGCCACAATTCACGCCACAATTCAACCGACACACCAAAATTCACTAGGGGAAATCCTGACACAAGGTAAGGGTTAAACGAAGTAAACGCGAGACGATCGCGATCGCATAGGGTAGGGGACTTCGACCAACCGCCAATTAAATTCGAACTATCTCAATTGATAGATTCGGATCCGATTCTATCGGCGGTACACTTGAGTCCTAGCAGAGAACACCAACAACCGGCCCCACGGGGCCGCAGGGAGCACCAGAGATGGCAGACACAGCAAAAACAGTACACACAATGGACGCAGCAGCAGCAGCCCGTGAGAACGCAGCAGTAGGCTACGATGAGCAGGCTGGTATTGAGCTTTTTCAACTAGCAGCAGCAGTGAAATTTATGGCCAGGAAGATCAACGATTCGGCCGGATACACGTTGATCACGCCAGAAATGGCAGAGGTTCGTACGGTCCGGATTCCCCAGGCCGAACCCAAGACAGATAAGGAAACCGGGAAATCGATTCCGGCCGATCCGACGTGGCAATGGCGTGCCCAGTCAATGATGGATCCCCAAACGGAAAAATTGGTTGATGAACTTCGCCTTGCAGCCCATCAGCCGGTTCATTTTCTTCGATGCATTGCGCAGGCATTCGCCGCCCGAATCGGTGGTGGCGAACCTAAAACCAGCAACCGCGTTGGAATCAACAATTACACTTTCAACCGTGGAACTCGTTCAACCGATCGTGCGGCACTTGAGGCAGAATGCCTGTTGTTGTTCGTTTCCAAGTCCGGGGATGAGTCGAAAAAGGATTGCGAATATCGGCTCAAAAATGAGGCAGATCTTGTTGCCGAATATCTCGAATGCCTTGAAGGGTTGAAACTGAACTCAGCTCCGCTTTTCAAGTACGTTTCGATCCCCAAGAAAAAGGCCTCCGGCCGTCAAAAAAGCCTGACCGCCAGATCGGAATCTAACAACAAAGCAACCGCGTCGGTTGCAGCCGTCAAGGAAACCGCTGGCAAGGCGGTTAGAGCTTTCGGCCCCGAGGCAGAGCTTGAATTCACTCTCGTTTCAGTGGCAACTGACAAGGCCACCGGCAAGCGCGTAGAAGTGGTTCATACGTACTCAAGTCAGGAGGCAGTCTTAAAAATCTACGCGGATATGGTGGCTCAAATTGCCGAGCAGAATCGTAAGGCAACTGAGGCAGATCGGAAGGCCGAAAATCTGAAACAACAGACAGCCGACTCAAATGAAACGGCTCACGAAGTGGCAGCAGCAAAAGCCGGTGAAACCATCAAGGCGGAATCGGATCGTGATTCAGTTACGGTTGGCAATCACCCCCAGGCAGCGGAGATCAACGATACGGCAACCCGAATTGCCAATAGCTGATCTGATATTCATCGGACCAGCCCAGGGGTCCTGGGCTGGTCTAATGAATCGCAGATTGCGACCAACCAACAACAGCGGAGGACACAATGAAAACCAGAACCTTGATCGAGACATTGAACAAAATTTCAAGCTACGCATACGAATGGCACATGGCAGATCCCAAACGGCTACGCCCCCACGGTCGGAATGAGAACCCGGCCGGTACATGGCAGCTAAGCGGGATCTGGTACGATCTGGATTTTGATCAACTGCTCCAAGATCTAGACGTGCTACGAGTCGGACTTGACGACGATGTTCTCAGTGAAATCGTAACCGATGCTCGAAGTACGGCCATCGCCCATACCGTGCACGCGGCGGGTGAATCGCACCTAGAAAAATATTGGGGAATCGGCCGTTGGATTAACCCCGAAACCGGCCGGAATGAAACCTTCACTTTCAAAGCCGTGCGCGACCCCAACCATTGCGAGGCAATCGGCCCGCGTTACCCGTGCGGGGCATTCGCGATCGAAAAGTAGGCGCAACACCTACATGGGGAAACCCCCACCATGCCCGGCGGGTCAGATCGATCGGTCGGGCATTGGTGCGTCAAAATTCACGCCATGACACAAATGTCATATGACACAAATGTCATATGACACAAATGTCATATCCTACATGACACAAATGTCATATGACACAAATGTCATATGACACAAATGTCATATGACACAAATGTCATATCCTACATGACACAAATGTCATATGACATCCGTGTCATGTACGAAAACACCTACATGACACGGATGTCATACTGAACGGATGTCACGTAGGCAAAGGTAGGCGCACGCCTACATCAACCTACATCAACCTACATCAACCTACATCAACCTACATCAACCTACATCAACCTACATTTCCCCACATCAACCTACA